CATAAAGAAAAGTAACTCTTGAATATTGTCGTGCAAAGGGGCATGTCCTTCTTCAACATACCAAGCAGTTTTCAATATGCCCTTCCAACTCATTGTAATCTCTCCTGCATCATTCTTTCAATAAATTTCCATCGCCAACATATTTGTCTTTTAGTAGGACTTGTAGTTTTTCTGCCTCTTTTTCCGCTAAATCAATTGCTTCTAGCACCTCTCTTGACTGTTGAAAAACCTCGCTATTTTTGTCAAAATAGTTTCCCATTCTATTGGCGACTTGAAATACTATTCCCATTGAACCAGCAAAATCAATATCCTGTAAAAATTCATCCATAATCTCCTTAAAATATCTTTCTTCATAAGGAGAAACAGTTTCTCCATATATATTTTTCATTTTGATAATGTCTTCCCAACTCATTGTAATCTCTCCTGCATCTTCTTCTTCACATCAAGCCAAACTTCGGGGTGTCCTTGCGCTAAAACCTCTTGAACAACTTGCATCTGTGCAACAATAATAGTGTCTTGTCGCTTATGCACTAATTTACCCTTAAACTCCATCATGTATTTTAATGACTCCCTAATTTCTCTAGCCAACTTAACTAAAGCATCAAGTTCCTTAGCATCCAAATCATCTCTAGATGCTATCTCGGTAATTTTAGTATCAAGTAGCCCAATGTTTCCGGCCAACATATCTACCTCATTCAACTCTTTCTTAGCGATAATATTTGCCGCCGACTGTTGAACAATAGGTTGTAGATGGTGCTTAACATGACGATGAACCTGTGTCTTAGTAATTCCAAGACCCTCACTCACTTCCTCCGCAGTAATTAAACCCTCATGTAATTGACGCTCATACTCGGCCCTGTGTGAGTCTATACAAATAGCACACCTAGGATTACTACTATTGACATATTCTCCCATGTGGTTTCGTTGGTGCTGTGCTGATGTCCCACTACGCCAACCCATTTGCTCATCTAAAGCATCACATGAAATCTCCATGTCTTCTATTTGTCTTTCCAACTCATCAACATTCTCATGTTGGCAAAACAAACAACTTCTTCTACGCATATTAATTCACCAACAAATCTCGCCATGACTTAGTAATAGTTCTTGTTTTGACACTCATATTCGATTTCATATAATATTGCATCAAAGTCTTTGCCTTAGCAGGTGTTAATACAATACTAAAACTAGTAATGTTACCAACAACTCCCTGCATATTCGCATAACGCTTCAACATATTTACTGCTTTTTGATTACCACCGACTTCAAAAGAACGACCACTTAGTTTAGAAGCAACCTTAGAAGCACTCACTCCACCTTCGCTTTTCGATGTGGATATTGCCTTACCTAATGCCTGTCTAAAAGAAGTTATTTCAGTTAAGTACTTAGCAGGTTTAGAAGTAGTAATCTCAATAGAATAATCCCTATTGTCTATCTCTTCTACTGCCTTCTCCATAATTTCAAGTAGACCAACAGTAACCAAGTCCCCTCCAAACAACGCTTGGTAAATAGGAGGTGTAGCAGTGTCTTTTTTGCTATTATACCAACTTGGGTCACTTGTCCTGCCGTTCAATTTGTTTTTATGCTTGGCTTTAAAGTACTCATCTAAATAATGCCCGTAAATTTTTACTTTCTTAGTTCCTTTAGGATATGCACCCGTTTTTTTATTGAATCTAGCGGGCCTATTAAACATAATATTTTGAGGGTTTAAGGAAGGATGGTCTTTCAAATCCTCTATGTCGTTAATGGCAGTCTCTAGTAATTCAGCATCCTCTTCAAAATAAATGCCATCTCTTCTCTTTAGAATAAGAGCATCAATTTTATCCAATTCAATATAAGCACCAGTTTGACCCTTATTAGGGGATTTGGGCCGAGCAATAGGAGGAGGCTTTACATGGTTCGTAAGAGCAGTCCATAAACTACCTCTTAGAACACCAATAGCACCACCCTTTAAACTACTAACTGTTCTTTTCCATTCTACATAGTCATTATAGAAAGAAATAGGAACGCCCGAATCCTCTAAAATAGCGTCTCCAACTTTTTGTGTCTTCTTCGTTACTTTCTTTGGCATTTCTTACACCTCTTTTTCTTTTTACCATATCTAGGTTTGAATAAATGTGAATGAGCAGGTGCGCCAGTAGTGACTGCTCCTGCTACCTTTTCGACGGATTCTATATTAGAACCTTCCTGTTTACAATCGCAACTATCCTTCAGTATGTCTTGCCAACTCATCTCAAATCACCGGATAACGATACATGGGCTTCTTAGACATCTCAAAATAAGTATCTTCATCCATAATGTCCTCTACTTGACTATATTCTGTAACTTTGTCTCCTTCTTTAGCCGCAAATGCCTCAACTTTAGCCGCCGACTTAGCATCCAATGGATTCAAAAGAACAATTCTTGGTTTTCCACTAGTATATTTGTTTCTTTCTTTTAATAGACTACCCCAAAGACCCTTTCCTCGACCAATTTCATAAATAAGACCATTTCCTACGAAAAAAAACTTGCCCATGTCCTTGTAAGAAGTAAAACCTTCGATTTCACCGGCCTCATTTACCTCCGCAATCAAATTTAGAGGCGTAACTATCGAAGGATAGCCTTTTTCAACCGCAGTTTTGAACTTTTCAACTTTTTCAGCCACTTGAGCCTCGGTCAAAACCTCAATTTCCTTAATAATGTCCCACCAATTCAAGGTTTTCACAACCTTTTTTGATAAACAACATTAGCATCATTAATATTTGACCGTTTTTTCTTAATCCAAGTAGAATTATCTAGGTATTTTCTTAAATGTGCTGACTTTAATGACTTAACACCTCGACTTTCAAGAGATTTTTTTATAGAACTAAAAGTAAATTCCGTTCCACTGTCTAAAAGTTCGTGCAATTTGCGAACAATGGACTGTCTAAGCCCAATATTAGTCAAATCGTCTCGCCATGACATAATCAAGCACCTTCTACTTTCTCAATAAAAGTAACTAAAATTTTTCTAATTGCTTCTGCATATCTGTAATGGGACTCTGCTATTTTTTTAATCTCAATCAAATTAAGTTCCTCATTATTAGCAAACTTTCTAATCAAATCATCAATCATTTGTAGATTCTCTATCTGTACACCTAGTACATCTATAGCCTTTTGACTATCAGCCATAACATCTAATTTGATAATGTCTCGCCAAGCCATAATAATCACCTATTGCGTAAATAATAGAACTTCTCTTAGTTTTTCCATTGCCTCAACCCTTAGAGTATTTTGTTTTACAGGGTCAGTTCGGAAATTCATGCTATCATTTAACATCTTTAAAGCCTCACTAACCATATTTCCAACTTTATTTAACATTTCCTTATCAACATTTTTATTCGGGGCCAAAGATGCGTCATCCTTAGCATCGGATTCTATCTCTCTTCTAAGTTGTTCTCGCTCATAAGATTCCATATCGTTTTTCTTAATTGTATTTTTCCAAGCCATTACTTCACCTCTTTTTTCCTAAAAAATTTCCGGCTAATTTTTTTTCCAGTAACTAGTTCCTTATTGGTTTTTTTCTCAGCCTCATCAACCTTCTTCGATTGCTCATCAAACCAAGAATCTAATGTGCTACATCGTGTCATGTCAATCATTCCTTAACTGTTCCTTTATGACAATTAGTCTTCTTCAGCATATTTTAGAGTGTTTATAGTTACACCATATGGCCCTTTATAATATATACCAAATTGGTCTGCAAAACTACTTACTTCCTCTTCAAAGTCTTTAATCGCTTCATTAAGGTCTTTAAAAACATCAAATACCTCTTTCACTTCTTCTTCTATGTATTCACCTTCATCATTTTTTACATCATTAGGTTTATATTTTAAAAGGTCTTTAAGTGCGCCTTTCACCATATCAAATGACTGGTTTATGCTGTTTTCATCTTCTTTTATTATTTTTTTCCAACTCATGTTAATTTCTCCAAAATTTTTCCCGTAATTTTTAATCCTCATAGCCTAATGGCCGACCCGAATAATGCTCATTCAAATCATCAGCACTCATATGTTCCGGCTTATCATCCGAATACATAGCATAATGACCTTCAACATGCTTATCCAAATCCTTGAGGTCTACAGTTTCATCATTACCATACTCTAAACAAGTCTTACATTGATATTTGCCATCACCTAAAGAATTAAAGTTTTCTTTAATCCAAGCCGAATAGTCCTTTCTAATTATTGCTTTCCACATGCTAATTTCTCCAAAATTTTCCCGTAATTTATTTGCCACTATGCCAAACTTTTTTTTTAGTATTGATGTATTTCCAGTATAAAATTACTATTGTTAGTGTTATTAATTCTTTTTTTAGTATTAAAAGTCTTTTAATGTTTTATTATTAGTAGGAATAGTAATATTAGATAGTTTAACTTTGAGGTTCTGTAATTGTTTTGATAGTAGTACTAGTGTTTCGTATTCGTTCTTTGGTAGTTTGCCGTCATGTAATTTAGCCCGTCGAATAAAGTCCTCAATGTCTTCTTTGATTATGTTGAATATTCTTAGGACTTCATGTGCGCTTTTCATCCTAAACATGTAGTGCTAAAGGGGTTTTACTTATATTGTTTTCTGTAATTCTCCCACCTGCAAAATAGTATTTATAGACACTTTAACAGTAATTCTAGTAATAAGAATACTAGCCTAGCATTAGAATAGTATAGCGTTTAGTCCTAATAACAAATAAAAAAAATTGATACAAAGCCATATGGTTGTGTAAAATAAATCTAAGTGGATAAGTAATACAAGCATATGGTGTTACTTTGGATAACTACCCCGAAGGTGGAGGGGTAGTGGACTGAAGCACCACCCCTCCATTAGTTTCTTTTCTATTTTGAGTACTAGTCAATTGTTATGAACTCTCCACCCCAAAGTTCACCGTTCAAATACCATTTGAATTTCTTTTGATATATTGAAACATTAGGCAAGCCGTTCAATCTCTCCATTGTTGTTCTTGAGCCTGTTGGTGTATCGCTATGATAGCGAGAGCCTTCCGGTTCATAGCCACCATTAGAGATAGATAGGCCGTTTTCTCCAAGAGTTGCAATAACATTACCGTGAAGAAGTAACTCTCTATAATTAGAGTGTGCGTATGTTTTCACTTGGGTGTTGCCTCTTTTGAAGTCGTCTCCGTTTCTAAATGCTCTTATTGAGTCCCTTGTTATTTGATTCATTCTAACTCCCCGTGAATCTTTTCGTTTATTTGTTCGGTCATGTCGTTCAATAGAAGCCACGCATCTATGAGTCCTAAACCTCTATCCGCTATCAGTTTAAATATCTCTTGTTCAAGTTTATAGTCCTTCATTCTTATTCATCTCCTACCGTCTCCGGCATACTTACACTCCTATATCTCCCTTATAGGGTTACATTCAAAGTTACAACCATATGGTATTACTTTGGCTATGTCCCTAAGTTTTTTTGAAGTTAGAGGGAGGTCGAACAGTGGTGGACTGAGAGGTATTGGCTAATAGTGGTACTTTTTTCGTAACCTTAAACCCTATAAACTAGTATTATCTAGGAGTAGTCTTGTAATTTTCTTCATTATTGCGCTATTAAACATCGAACCTGTAACTTGTTCTCCCTCCCCCGTTTCTAAGGTTGCCTTAAGGTCTTTTGAACATAAGAACCTAACTTTGAAGTCGGTTTCGTTCTAAGCCTTAGCGGGTTGAGTCGTTGTTTTTGTAGAAGGTGTTTCTTTCAGTGGTGGTTGTTCTTCTACTAAAAAATCCCAAATATCTCTATATGGGTTTGGGGTCACTCTTCTTCCTCAAGAGGAGAAGGGGAACCCCCTAATGCCACCACAACACTAGGGGATTCGGGTCGGAAAACCTCCTTGATGAAACTTAACATTTCATCAACTGATTCTCCAAAAATATTAGGAAAGGTATTATCTTCTCTTGCGTTGAACTCTTCTTCACCTAAATTGTAGTCTAATGTTTCGTCACTCCATTGAGTTACATATCTACACATTAGTTCTACTTTTTCTTTTCTGTTTAGTTGTCTCCATGATTCATCGGACATTATTCTTCCTCCGAATTGTCGCCATCTATCCATTTACCGTTTACATAAAAAAAACCACAATCGTTGAGTAAATCATGACAATCTCTTAATTTTGATAATAAATCAACTATTTGTTTATTCAATAAAACAGCAGGGCTGTCTTCACTACCTGCCCAACCGCAACGATGACAGGTGTAATAGTCTTCATCAACTTCAGCGACCATTCTACCACAGCCTTCTCCTTGACATTGTATCTCTTTTATTTCTTCACTCATAAGTTATGCCACCTCTTCAAATCCACTAATTTGTCTCATTGTTATAGTCACATTGTTTTCAGTTGTAACAAGTCTTTGAAATGCGGGGTCATGTTTAGGGCAAAAGTAGTAGAACTTGTATAGTCCTTCTACTAACCTTAGTCCGAATATGTCTCCGCAGGAAAGACATTGTTTTTTGCTTGCTATTGGTTTTGAATTATTATTCATGCACCTATCTCAGTATTAGGTTGATAGGGTTGCTCCAAAGTTACAACCATATGGTATTACTTTGGCAATCTACCTTAAGTGCCGGAACGGATAATAAAAACCCGTTCCGGCGATATTAAAGGGCCGAGTAGTAGAGTGGCGGTCTTCTAAGAGAGGCTCACTCTTCCGAGTCAGCCTCCTCGTTTACATCAATGCCAATAGTAGCCATTTGGTCTACTGAACCATCGAATTGTTTGTTCTTGTATGCGTCAGTGTGCCACTTGACACATGATGAAACAAGAGTCTTGATTAGTGTCTCTTTAGTGTAACGCAAAATACCACTCTTGTTCTTTTTAGGTCGGTAGATGTCTAGGACATCGGGACATGCTTCAAGTCCTGCGGTGATAAATGTGGTAAATGTCTTTTCAATGTGTGCAGTAGCGGCGGCTAGTGCAGGGTCAGCGTCTCGACTACCGGACTTAGGAAGGTATTCACCATATCCAAATCGGTTCGCTTGTTTTCGACAATATGTGTAGTTGTATGTTCGGTCTTTGTCGCTAATATTGGGGTCTAGACAATCCTCCAATGCGTCTTGAACTCTGTTATTTGGCTTCTCTTCTAGTGCTACAGTAAGCGCACTCAATTTATTGCTAATTCTTTCTAAATTACTCATGTTTTTCTCTCCATTAGGTTTTTGCCACTCTACTACTGCGACACCTCTATTATGGGCTTGACTCTATAGGGCATCTCCAAAGTCATTACCATATGGTTGTGAACTTTGGTATTAAGACCCCAAGACCCTCTCCCAAAGGGGAAAGGGCCGAGGGTAGAAAGCCTTTTTTGGGGGAGTCATTGAAGGGTTTACTCTTCAACGACCTCCGGTACTGTTTCTTCATCGTTTGAAGGTGTTTGGGTGGTGTAGTCAGTGTTTTGGTTGTACGGTGTAGCAGTTTCAAAACGACCTGCGAGGTAGTCCTTGAGAGTGTCAAGGGTGAGCATGGCGTTTAGATTCTTTTGAGTTCGTCGAACTGCGGCGAAACCTGCGTACATAGCCGAATCGGTGTAGTTGTCAAGTAGGTTTTGAACCTTCTCATCAACCATGGCATGATAGGCTTGCTTGTTTGGTGAAGCGTTAGCACCTCGTAGACGAATAATTAATCCTAGGTCGTGTTGGTTGTTCAAGTGTCCAAGGTGTCCATAATTCTTCAATCGTGCCTTTTGGTCTACTTCGTCGGTGTCGTTACCTGCGGAGTCTTTGACTTTCGGTATGTAGTCTCCGACAACATCATCAAGAGCATATCGCACTTGATTCTGTAGGCGTTCGTCTTCAATACCTGCAACAATCTCTTCATAATTCGTTACAATTCGGGCTTCAAAATAGGCATCGTTGATTTCAACGACAACCTTCTCTTTCTTTTCTGTTTTCGTGTTTTTTGGCATATTCATTACTCCTTTGTCTTTGGCTTTCTACCCTTCGACACACATATTCATGGATTGTCTTGATAAGGTCACTCCAAAGTGCAAGACCATAAATCAATAGGTCTATTTCTGTTATTTTAGTAGTAATAATTTAGTCTTGTTATTAGTTTATTATTATTCTAGTGTTAGTGCAATTGGTCTTATATGCTATAACATATACTAGATAATTTGAACATTCTAATTGGGTTCTAGTGCAAATTAGAATCGAAAAGTGGGTAAATTACCTAAAAAGGTACTTTTTATATATTATTCTAATATTCTAATTATTCTAATCTATATCTATATTTGAATGAATGTGAGAGGGTGTATCGGGAGTTCAAATCTAAGGGGGGGAGAGAGTGTATAGGCATTAGAATAATTAGAATATTAGAAACATCGGAGCAGTGTGTCGGTTTTCAAATTAGAAACGAAGTTGGAATTAGAATAATAGAGTTTTTACTTTCTTTAAATAGTGTGGGGGTGCGTGGGGCTTTTTTGACAGGAATGGTAAAAACAGTGTTTTGGTATTAGTAGTGGAGAATTAGTATTTTAGAATATGCGATTTTCAGTTTCCGCAATGGGCCGGAGGCGTTTATAAATAGAAGCCCCATGTAGAGGTGTCTTGGGCGGGATTGAGCGAGGGCCAACGACACATAGATTTATTCTATTATTGCTCTCCCGTCTAAGACAACTTGGAGATGAAAATAATGATACAAGGAACAGAACAACAAGAAGCAATATGGAACGAAATAACTCATGGTAATTCACATGTCATGGTAAATGCAGGTGCAGGTACAGGTAAGACCTTTACCATTGTAGAAGCGGCAAACCGAATTGAAGGTAAGAAAGCCTTTCTAGCATTTAACAAATCAATCGCAACTGAATTAGGCGAAAGACTTCCCGATGATGTATATGCGGCAACCTTTCACTCGATGGGTAACGCATCCATTAGAAAGAATCTAGGATATAAGAAAATGAACAACTGGAAGACTGCGAACATCATTGGTGATGTTCTAGGTAAGGATTACTTTGCAATGCCACTAGTCAAACTAGTTGGTTTTATGAAGGGTGCTTTGATTGATGCCACTGACCGAAAATCTATTCTAAACATAATTGATTCTAGAAACATTGTATTCAGTAGTGACAAAGAAGAGATAGATGGTATTAACGCCCTACCTCAAATTATGAAAATATCTAAGACACATGCTCAAATTGACTTTGACGATATGATTTGGCTACCAATAGTGTTGGATTTGCCTATGGTTAAGTACGATGTTATGTTTGTAGACGAGGCACAGGATTTCAATGAAGCACAGCGACAATTGATTTATCGTTGCGTTGAACCCGATGGTCGTTGCATTATTGTAGGAGATAGGAACCAAGCAATCTATGGATTTCGAGGTGCTGATAGTTCTAGCATGGATATTTTCGCTGAACTATTGACAAAGACAAACCGTGAAATTAAGGAGTTTCCTTTGAGTTTAACATGGCGTTGTCCAACTTCTGTAGTTGCCGAAGCAAATAGATTTGTTGAAGACTTTCACTGTAAAGACGATGCCATTGAAGGTAAAGTTGTAGTGGATTCTTCCTTGAACCCTTCAAAGGGTGACATGGTTCTTTGCAGATACAATGCACCACTAGTCACTGCTTTCTACAAACTAATTGGTGATGGCAAATCAGCATACATTAAGGGTAAAGACTTGACAAAGGGATTGGTTAATTCCGTCAAGAAAATATCCAAGGACATGTCAATGCCTACTCAAGAGTTTGCCGAATTACTTGATGCTGATTTTGAATATCGCTACAAGAAGTTGATAGACCAAGAGAAGTTTTCTCAAGCAAATAACTTAGAGGACAAGCATGAATGTTTGTGTCTCTTTGTCTATAGAGCCGAGACTGTCGGCGGTATTATCAAGGAGATTGAAAAGGTTTTCAACTCCGATGGCAAGGGAGACATCATGCTTTCTACGGTTCATAAGGCTAAGGGTCTTGAAGCAAACAATGTATTCCTTTTGGCTACAGAAAGAATGCCTCATCCTAAAGCAACCAACATGAAGGAAGAGATGAATATTTGCTATGTCGCAATAACTAGAGCAAAGGTAAACTTGCACTATTGCGGCCCACGGCCTAGAAACGGAGGTCAGTAAGTTGTCATCTCAACTAGATTTTTCTAAGTGGGGGTATATTACCGTACATGAAAATGATTGTTTGGTGATACAGTTTCATCCTAAAAACAGGGAGTGTTTGTATAAAATGCACAGTGCTTTGTTGAATTGGGGTAAAGAAAACAATAGGGAGATTGGACTATTATTGAACAGTGCTAAGAACTGGCCTGTTCCTTGTTCAATAGTATTCCCCGTTGAAAACCTTCAAAAAGAAAAACTAGTTGAGGATATTGAATGAGTTTCGATAGGCATAACGACGACCCCGAATACTTGATTAAATTGATTAGAATGTTTGGTTCATATCTAAACGAACAAAAACATAACATCAACAAGACATCGGATTTAGTCAAAGCCTATCAAGACTTTTTCAAAGGACAATTATAATCACATGCGGGTTTGCCGGTAATAAGAAAAAAAGGCTTCATCTCCATCAGTTTATCTGTATGGCGTGGGGGATTCGTTCTCCTCCTTTTCTTTCCCCGTATTGAGGTGATATTATGATTAATTGGATTAAAAGTTTCTTTGTAACAGAAGACAAAAATAAAAAACCCAAGTGCTACAAATGTGGGCTTGGTGCATCAGTCATTGTATTGATGGAGTTTCAAACTCTAAGTATGGAGGATTTTGAAGAAAAAATACTCACTAAGGTATGTAATACATGCTTTGAAGAGATTCATGCGAACTATAATCCTGTATGGATTCCTAAACCAATAAAGGTGAAAATAAATGATTAAAGAAGATATATTATTAGCAATGAGTGAATTAGAACAAGAATTACTTGAACATGATTGTATTTACGATGTAAAAACTGTAGATGCTACTGAGTGTATAGTTTGTGATTCTTTTGATAGTAAAAACAACAAACTACTTTCTCTATGGAAAGAGTGCCAACATCTAGACTACACAGACACTTTGGACGGTGTAATTTGTAATGATTGCAATTTAGAAGTGGGTGGAGAAGAATGATTTCGCTTTCATGTTGGAGATGTGATTTCTCACCTCTTATCGAAGACTACACGGAACTGTTCAATGAAACAATTCCCTGCTACTTTTGTCCGGCTTGTCTTTCTACATTCCCGATACAAATAGCGGAGGTGACGGAATGACATGCAAAGTTTGTAACGGAACAGGTGAAAGAATTGTAGAGTGCGACAACCATGATGTTGTCTACAAAGAAACATGCTATTGTATTCTTTGGGAAGAAAGACTGAAAGAAGAATTGGCAATCAAAATCGCTGATGTTCTTTCTAGTAAAATAACCAAGGAAAGACTAGCATTGAGTCTCGCTTCAATCATTGTTGAAAAGCACAGTGATGAAGAAGAATCAGTTCGTGCATTAGAGAATAGCGTGGATGCTAAGAATGGTGCATACCTAATTAATTGGGCGTTGCTTTGAAATAGTCGGATTAGGTGAAAAGAAATATGCCTAAGAATATTTTAACAATACAACGACTAGAAAAGTTGTTTGCTGATTCTAATGAACCAATGAACCCACATGAAATACGAGACGCATTCAAACAGCGTTGGCCTAAATCTCTACCTTCGATGGCTAGACTATCGAATTTATTATCTAGGCATAAGCAGTTTGAAGAAGTAGGTTTTTCAAAAATAGAAGGGCCAATTGGTGCTGATAAAGTAAAGGTATGGCAACTCAATGAGCGTATGGTGTAATGGATAGCATACTGGCCTTCTAAGCCGGTGATACGGGTTCGACTCCTGTTACGCTCGCCAAGGACTCTTAGCATAGTGGTTAATGCTCTTGGCTCATAACCAAGCGACCATCGGTTCAAATCCGATAGAGTCCACCAATTCAAACAGTTTAGTAGTATCTGTAATAACTACCGAGAGGGTGTGAAGCCCAACAAAAATGAGGAATAAAAATGAATATTAAAAAATTAGAAGAATTGCATAATGAACGAAAACACGCCGGTAAGAATAGTATTGCATTATTACTACCTTACGCACAGAAAATCCTCACTCATATGACGAGTGAAGAATTGTGGGACTTTATTTACTTAACAATAGTAAGAAAACAGTATGATTTAGAAAGAGATTTGTTAGGAATAGACGGCGAACAGTTTCCCGCATTTCACATAGAAACACAACAAAATGAGGAATAAAAATGAATGTAGAATTTAGATTGATAGACGAACAAGAATTACCACCATTGGTAATAAGCATGAATGAGAACGACGAACCCAAGGTAGTGATTAACACTCATCACCGTATTTGGATTAGTTTGCATAGGCGAACTATTGCAGGTGTAATTGAGGCACTACAAGGTAAAATGGATGAAATACTCGATGGTTTCTTAAGAGAGCAAAGAGCGAATGAAAACATGGACTTGGAGGGTTGGGAATGAATATGTGCATGTGCGGTAAGAGAGGAGAAACAGTTACTACAACATGTGATAAGTGTTTACAACCATTATGTCGTAGTTGCGCCACTATAGTGCCACCAAAAAAACCAACAGGAAACATTGAAATAAAACATTTTCAGTGTATGCCTAAAAAGTACCGAAAGGATAAATCAAAAGAGGAATAAAAATGCAGATACCAATTGAATTAACACAAGAAAAAAGTGAACGAAAGTTCAAGCGAGGACTAGGCGAAGGCCGATGGGACAGGAAACTAAAACAAGAGATGGTAAGACTATCTAGTGCTGATAACTATGAAGACGCTAAATATGAATGGACGGCTACCGGAGAGATTTGGTGGAACATGGGTCGAGGACACGCACCCGATTGGGTTTCTAATTCTACTAATGGCTATGGTAAGTGTCTATGTGGGCATAATATTGTCTATCACTTTGAGATATACAATGAAGTAACTAATGTAACTGAATGTGTTGGTAGCGACCACATAAACTCTTATTTGGTTCTCAATGAGATTAAGAATCGAACAGGTCTTGCTGAAAACGAAATCACTGATGAAATGATTGAAGAGTGGATTAATGTTAAAATTAAATCCATGAAGTGTGAAAAATGGTGGGATGAACAAGGAGATGATTTCATTGATAAGTTTGAGGACATTAGAGAATTAGACTTAAGAATCAATGTAAATGAAAAAGGTACTTATTGGGATAACAATCTATCAATGTATAGATTTAGAACTACTATCCGAAAGAGAAGTAGTGGTGGTAACATGGCATCTATTGTATGGAGATGGAATCATCCCGACAATCCAAAGAATCAGTTTGAGGTTCATGGCTATCCAAACAAGAAACTTGTAGATGACTTGTATGAGTTTCATGAGATGTCAGCCCCACTAATTGAAAAACTCAAAAATGAAGACGCAATGATGGCTAAAAGACTCCAATTAATTCATGAGTCTAAGTCAAAAATGCTAAGAGTGACTAATGATGATATTGTTGAATCTATGGCTGAATACTATGGTTTTGACAATTTTATGAAATACAGCAGTGGTTATTTGGGTGAATGGGAAACTAAGTTTTTCAACAGCATCAAACAACAACTATCCAAGCATAAGGAATTAAGTAACGCACAGATTGAAACAGTGCGAGACTTGATGACCCCCGCTACGGAAAAACAAATTAACTATTTACTTTCGCTAGGCTTTGAAGACGAAACTACATTATCAAAGCGTCAAGCGAGTAATGCCATAGAACGGCAAAAACAAGACGGCTTAAATAGTCGCAGGACATGAGAAGAAACAGACAAGGTGATAATATGATTAAACTAACAATTTTGAATGAGACAGGACACACAGAACTTGAAATGGCAATTACAGAAGTCATTGAGCAAATAGACAGCCACCCGACCCATTGGGTTTTCGTAGATGGTGCTATTGTAAGCCGAGAAAACATAACTGAAATTAATTGGGAGAGCGTTGAGTCGGTAGACTTGACTCCCGCTATCGTTGGAGGCCACTATTAAACATAATAGTGTCTACCAACTTCTCTCAACAGGTGTATTATGCCCCTCTTTCGTAACTTTGAAGAGTGTAAGAGAATCGTCTCTCTTATGCTTGAAGACTTTACGGAAGAGGGGCGACTAAATATAGAAAACACCATCCTTTATTGTCAGCAACTAGATAGTGACGCTGATAAAAAATTCGCACTCACTCGTTCCGTAAAAAAACAACTATGGGACATTCCTAAAGCAGTAGATATGGGCTTTGTAGAATATCTAAAAGAAAGAGTCAATCATCTAAGAATACTCATTGAATATGAAAAGGTGAACAACAATGAATAATCCCGAATATGTAAAAAATACTAGAGGTAAGCCAATAGCAACTCGATGTAGAGTTTGTGGAGGACAATTAGTTAATGCAATAGAATTTAAACTAGAAGCACACGAAGAATGTGTAAATAAATACAAATCAAATAAATATATGATGTGAAAATATGAAAAAAATAATAATAAATAGACAAGGACAAGGAAGAACAACAACGCAATTAGACATTCAAATATATCACCCCGAAACGAACAGATATTACATTGGATTTTATAGACTATGCTCCCTAGAAAAGAATAGCAGAGATTTAGAAGGTTGGTCTAAAGAGATTAAAGCAGGGTATCGAGAAAGAAAATACATTGAAAAATCAAATTATAATTCTTTAGAAGATTTAGAAATAGAACCTAAAGTCTACAAAACTCGAACTTCTACTAGTACTCACGATTTTAGCATGTGTTGGAATACTATGACAATTAGCGACTATGGTTTGGGTACATCTAATCCAATATTAACAACCCTATCAAAAGCACTATCTAAGGAAATATCATATTATTTTAACGGACAAACAAAATATGAAAGGGGAATTATCTATAGTAGTGGTGATTCAAAAGTATTTACTAAAGAAACAGAACTAATATATTCTTTTTTAGACAATGATGTTATTTTGAGTTTCCCTTATGCTCTAAACGGTAGAAAAATGGGACTCAAAGAAATATCCAATAAACTATCAAGAATGATGATTTTTAAAGGAAGCATTGAGAAAAGACATTCATTTGAAGAAAGAAGACTTCAAATGAAAAAACAAATAAAGTCTATTATGAAAACTCCCGAAGACATCATGTATTGTTTAGAGAACCGTGTTCCTTATCATTTCTTTAATTATGGGAATCAAGGAAGAGGGGGGCTAGTACAAGTTCGGCTAAATCTTAAACAGATTAGTTATGATTCTTACGCTCTTGAAATCGGAGATGGTGTATGGGGAGAGATTAGTCAAAGCGATTTACTTACTTACCTAGGTCACTATTTGCATGGGTATAAGAGAGGTAGTTGGAAGTTCCTTTCTCCTAAAAAACTATATTCTAAAATTATGGGCAAAGAAATGTCTGTTTCGGAACATAAAGTAATGGTAGCATTCTTATTACAGAATAGAACTCAAGACCTTGTAGAAAAAAGAGCAAAACAACTTATTGATGAAATGGCTGTAAAATACAAGGATAGAATACTAGTGATAAAAGGCGACGACCACATAGAAGACAAATATTCTAGGAAATTACCAACAAAAATACTAGTCAAGGGAGAAATGACAGACTGGCTTTTGGTTGAAAAACTTCGTTCTTATTCTAGTGGCGACCCCCAAAGAGTCCACACACATTGTTTGCTTACGGAGAAGAGTTCGGATGAAGAAGGTGGCTATTACGCTCATTGGAGTTCGGCAATATGTATCAACACAGGTGGGAAAAACCCTTCATTGGGCGACCAATTCGCAACTAGGGTTTTATCTCTAATGAATGATAGAACTGCGTCTGTTAGAGTCAATACTATTAGTGACTACATGGTACAAGAAAACGACTCTAGATTAAGAGTTCCTTTGAAAGAAGAATATACAAATCAAGGTGATAGATATGACGAAAAAATGCTTAGAATGTAAATCAAATAGTTTCAGTATAGATGAAAGGATGGGAGAATTAGTATGCGACGAATGTGGTTTGGTTCTAATTACCGAACCGTTTGAACAGTCTTCATATTCATTTAATGCTAATGGAGAAAGAATTAGAGAGTCTTGGAAAACACCAAATGCTACATCAAGTATGCGCTCTTGGGGGAAGACAGACAGAGCAATACATACAGGTATTGCAATGTGTAAAATATTACTATCATCGTTGTCGGAGTCTAAAGTGTTGCGAGAGAGAATTGATTCTTTGTATAGGACTCTTTATCATAAGCATATATTCACCACTTCTACATTAGAGGACAGGTCGGCGGCATTAGTTTATTTTCTTTTGAGAGAACAAAACTTACCATACACTTTGAAGGAAGTGTGTAGGGAATATGATTGCGTAGAGAAAAGAGTTTTCAAACTCTCAAAGAAAATAGCCAATAGCCAAGGAAAAACTGCGATTTTTCTAATAAGCGATAGTAGGCCGTTTGCTGAAAAATATGCACATAAACTTGGTGATTCACAGTTCGTATCTAAGGTTGGTAGACTAGCATATCACTATGATGAATTAGTTACTAAAACCGGAGACAATTTGAGGCCGTCATCATCAGTGGCTTTTTGCTACATAGTATCTATTGCGGAGAACATGTCAATGAGTCAAAAGACCATATCCGAACAAACGGGGATATCTACAAAAACAATTCAAATGGAAACAAAAAGACTACTAAAAATAAAAAATACAAATAAAAAAGAAATAGAAGGAAAGGGAATAGAATGGATAGAAACATATTAATTATAGGAGCAGGAGGAATCGGAAGTCATTTGATAAGGATTCTTGAAAGTGTAACAGGTGACGGAACAAAGGGACAATTGTATAGTATCAATGTTTCCGACCCCGATACAGTAGAAGAAAAGAATTTGACATATCAAGACTTTACGAAAGAAGACATAGGAAAGACCAAGGTTTCCTGTATGAAGAAGCACAGTCAAATAAATGGTACAAATCCATATCCAATATTGACGGAAACTCAATTGAAAGGATATGATTTAGTAGTTTGTTGTGTTGATAATTTAGACGCTAGAAGGCTGTTGTACCGTTCACAGGTAAAGTGGCTAGACTTACGCTCTCAAGGGCGTAATGCGGCCTATATTTCATACAAGGCTGACCCATCAATGTATGACACTATGCTAGCAGGGCCGGATGGTTCTTTTAGTTGTCAAGGTGATTCATGGGATGGTTCTTCTAAAGGACTACATTTCATGCACATTGCTATTGCAGGAATGGCGGCTGAATGGATTCAGCGTTGGTTTAATGGTGAATCAGTAAATGACTTTGCGGTGGTGAATGTATGAAGTGCGATGTTTGTCATGGTAAAATAGATGAGCATAGTCATAACGGTAAAGTTTACTGGACTGAAGGACATAATGCCGAACCTTTAGTTAGTGGTCGTTGTTGCGACGCTTGTAATAGTTTAGTTATTGGATTTAGAATGTTTGGCAACAAGGTTCATAGAAGTGAAGACTTCGACTCTTCAAGTGCTAAACTTCAAATCGAAAAACAAAGAGACGAACTACTAAAGATTGCAGTTATGCGAAGGTTGGCAAGAGGTGAAGAAGAATGAATATATTTGCATTATCAACAGACCCAATAGAATCAGCACAACAAATGCTAGACAAACATGTAGTTAAAATGCCAACTGAAAGTTGTCAAATGCTACATACTAATTGCCTTTACTTTTTGTTTTGGGAAAGTCACGGTAGAGAACCTTCATTGAAAGAGTTGAAAGAGTTTCATAAAGAGTCGCACTTTAACTACTTGATGAAACCTGCTATGCTTAATCATCCTAGTACTATTTGGGCTAGGCAAACTAAAGCAAATTACATGTGGCTTTACAATCACGCTATGGCTCTTTGCAAAGAATATACCTTTAGATATGGTAAAGTCCACGGAACAGAAAAAAGAGTACAGGATAGTTTTACTTTTTCTTATGAAGAAGGCGACTTGACTCCTGTATCTATTGCTATGGCTGACATCTACAGACTGCCTAAAGAAAAACACAGTTGGGATTTTGTAATAAAGTCCTATCGCCACTACTACTTACAAGGTAAGTGGGATTTTGCTTTTTGGAGTAAAAGAAAAGAGCCGGAATGGTGGCCCGAAAACCACCGATACAACATGATAAAAAATAGAAAACCCTTTGGAGGTAATTAAAATGAAATATACAGAAGAACATTTAGGAAATAAAATAAATTATGATAATGAAAATGGTAGTCACTACGATGAAAGAATTGTAGAGGTTTACTGCGGAATATGTAGTGCTAGGTTTATTGGCCCTATTAGACAAGCAGGTGGATTCATTGCAGGACATGAAGCGTTTCATGCTTGGGAATTTAAAATCGCTATGAATGCGGAAGACGGAATGGTGGCTTAAATGGGTAGAAGTGGAGAATGGTTTGCTAGAACGGAGGAAGAAAGTATTCGTAGAGCCGAAGCCCATTGGGAATATCAAGAACAAATTGCTACTGCTAGAAACGACATTATTCCTTTCTTACAGGGTGTTTGGACTAATCTACATCAAGAATGGGGCGACGATGCAATACACACTAAAGCAATACAAGAAGCACTATGGAAGGCTTCTACTGAAATGCTTCCTAATTTAGAAGTACAGATAGTAATAGATGCCAATAATAGAGCGCATATCGCATCCGGTTCTTCCGGCTTTGTAAGTTTCTTGAAACAACCTAAAGGATTGACATTGCCGGTTCGATGTTGGTATCATACTCATCCTTTTGGTGCGGCTTATTTCAGTGGTACTGATTGGGGTACAGTGATACCTTGGACTCCTAGAATGGAGTGTGCCTATGTAGTAGGTGGTGAAGACCATTATGGATATTGGTCTAATGTTCGACCTAATGAATTAGAGATTAAGAAAAAGGATGGTTCTTGGAGCATTCAATATTATGCCAAGGTAGGTGAAGAAGAATGATTGACACTTTAAATACTGCTAAAGACGGTGGTAAAAATATGAAAGCAGTTGGAGAATGGGTAGTTATTAAGAAAGACAAGACGACAAGTGCATCCGGTATTATATCTATTGGAGATAATATTGGAGTAGTGCATGATTGTTCTGTTGATAAAACTTTGATAGGAAAGAAAGTTGTCTTCAATGCCGAAGACAAACATTTTACTTATGAAGAATATATCTTTGTAGATTATTCTAGAGTCTACGGGGTGGTTCTATGATTCTACATGGAGAAGAAGCACGAAAGAAAATCCTTGAGGGTATTAATCTAGTGGCAAATACAGTCAAGCCCACTTTAGGGCCACAGGCTAGAACAGCCATACTTCAAGGAAATCCTCCTGTAGTTATTAATGACGGAGTTACTATCTCTAAATATGTATCTAGCAAAGACCCTTATGTTCAAATGGGTGTTCAACTTGTTCAAAATCTAGCGAGCAAAGCACAGTCTAAAGCAGGAGACGGCACTACTACCGCATGTGTATTAGCACAGGCTCTTTGTAACAACATGTCCGAAGAAGAACTAAAGAACATAACATCTACTAGACAGAAACTACAAGAAGACAGAGACACTATTCTAAGAAACTTAGACAAGTATTCTAAACCCGTTAAGGATGAAGACATTGGTAAAATTGCCACCATTGCATCAAATAACGATGAAGAACTAGGTTTGATTATTTCGGAAGTATTCAAAGAAGTGGGTAGAGATGGAGTAGTAAGCGTAGAAGAAGGACACGGCTTACATACTGAATATGAAATTAGAGAAGGATTGGAATTAGATAAAGGATTCATTACACACCTTTTTGCTAATCAAGACAACGGAGATTGTCTATTAGAAAAACCACTAGTGTTTGTAACAAATAGAATTATCCGTAAGTTTCAAGACATTCTTCCTGCGTGTGAATATGCGGCAAAGGAAGGAAGACCGTTATTCTTAATTTGTAGAGATTTACAAAATCTAGCCCTTCAAAACATTCTAGCCAATGTTATACAAGGCCGCCTTAATATTGGTGTTATTCAAGCACCCAATTATGGAGACAGTCAATTGGATGAATTAAAGGACATCACTGCTATTGTTGGAGGCCGAGTTTATTCGGATGAGGCAGATGACGACCTTCGCATTATCAATGAAGAATCGTTTGGTTCATGTGATAGAGTTGTTATAGACCAACTAAAGACTACTATAATTGGAGGTGAAGGTGGTGATGTCGCAGAAAGAATCGAAACTCTTAGGACTCTTTATGATTTAGGTTCTAATGAATGGGTGAAAGAAAGCATCTCTAGTAGAATCAGTAAACTAAAAGGAGGAGTTGCAGTAATCAAAGTTGGTGCAGGTTCAGCGGTCGAAATGCGAGAGACTAAAGAAAGACTTGACGATGCCCTTAATGCAACTAAAGCGGCACTAGATGGGGGATATATTGTCGGTGGTGGATTATCCATAGTCAAAGCATCTGTTGGTCTAGGTCTAGGTTCAACAACTATGGCATCAATGTTTGCTCCACTAAACACCCTTTTAGAAAATAGTAATGCTGACATTGACGAAGTATTCGGAGACATGATAAACGAAATACAAAAAGACATTGGGTTCAATGCCAAGAATGGTAAAAAAGAAAACCTTCTCAAAGCAGGTATTATTGACCCAACAAATGTGACAAAGAGTAGTCTAAGTGCGGCTTTCTCAATTGCACTAATGTTTTTAACTACAGAAGTAGCGGTTCTAATTGAGGAATAATTATGAAAAGAGCCGTCACAGTAACTCTACCCGCCCCATATGCGGCAAACATACTATGCCCAATATGTGAAGGAAATAAGTGTAAAATATGCGAGATGTCCGGTAAACTAAGCATTAAAGTTGCACCTAAAATACCAATACAAAGAGCGCACATTATCAAATATGTTGTAGACAACTTAACTGAGGTTGCTTCGGAAATAACTAGAATGTATGGATTAGTACCCGAAATAAATACTAGAGAAGTAATTGAATTAGGGTCTTCTCAATATGAAGTGGTTCAAATATCTAGTTTAGGTGGTGCTTGTTGGGTAGTAAACTGTTTGACGGAATTAGAGATACCTAGATACTTCTTAAATAGAAAAGAACTTCAAAAGTTTAAGGAGGGGAACTTCATTGAGTGATGACAAAGAAGGTTTGGTTTTCAACAATCAAATAGTAAGAAACGAAATAGATTCTTTGAAGGTTCACTCCGGCAAATACTATTCAATAGATGTCTTAGACATTAGATGGTATAAGGATGACAAACCCACCCGAAAAGGAGTTCGCCTAAACAAAAAAGAAGCAAAGATTCTCTTGAATATATTAGAGGAAGTTTTAGGTGATTAAATGAAACAATTAAGAAAAAGAATGAAGCCCAAGCACTTTGCTGTTTGGTGTATTAACGCTGAAAAGAAAATGCCAAGTGTTCACATGGAAGCATTCAAAGAACTTTGGCCGACAATACAAAATACCAACGATACTACTAGAGGAGCCTTTATTGTTCATTGGAGTATGGTTATGGGTGGTACAATAAATGAAGTATCAATGCCAATTACTATTGGTACATTGACTTACTTACAACTAGCGGCCATGTTTATAGAAAGAGATGATTTGGTAGAAGTCTTGAACAGCATGATAGCAAACATTCCTAGGATTCGACATGAAATTGACGGAGGAATGGCAAATGAAGAGGAGTGAATGGGATGAGTTGGCAAAGTATTTGTGGAAACTTTCTACGATGAAAAGCAAACACTCTCAACCAATTAAAGATTTGATAGCAATGGTCTATCAAAACATATTCTACCAAGCAGAAATATACGAAGTGATTTTAGATGACAATGAGCAGACTAGCGAGACTATTAGAAACGACACAAGACTTAACCCCAACAGGGAAAACTCAAGCAATTGATAGAGCATGGGAGAACTTTAACCCAATACTTCTAAGTAAAATATTGACTTTAGACTTGAAGAATAATAACATCGGAATGCAGAAAGGAATTAAGTGGATTGCTAAGGCCTTCGACATATTCGATGATGAAGTGACTGCTCTTTATTCCGCATTTGAAGACATAGGCACAGCAACAATGTATTTAGAAAGTGATAAAGAAAAGGAAGAGGATTACACTTTAAAACAAATAATTACAATGCTAGAGTATGATTGCATGGGTCATGCCAATTCATTTTCAATGATAAAAGAGATTCTACTTTCGCTGTCTTCCTTAGAAAGAAAATGGTTTGTTCGCTACTGGCTAAGAAACCCAAACAACGGAATAGGTTTGGGGATTATAACTAAGTCTATAGCAAAGCACTACAGTAAAAAAGTCACTCAAGTAAAGAAGGACATGACTATGAATAGTGTTGAGACGATAATTACTCATTATGAAAATGGGACAAACCCTCCACTTAATCTAGTTCATGGTAAGTTTGTAAAACCAATGTTGGCAAAGGAAGTAGCAATTACAGATTGGCCGGAAGAACAAATAGTAGACTACAAGTATGATGGCAATAGATACCAAATACATTTGAATCATACTACCCTTGGCCCATCAGTTATCATATTCAATAGAAAAGGTAATGTTGTTACCTCGCAATTCCCCGATGTGGAAAAGCAAATCGCAACTTATAACATAAAGGAAAAATACCCGACTGGTTTTAATTGTATATTAGATGGAGAGATATACCCAATCAATAGAGACGGCTCTCCCGCACCTCATAAGTTAATGGCTACTAGAGTCCATTCTAAGGACAAGGAAGAAGCAGTGAAAAAAGTTCCCGTAAAGTGGGTGGTATTTGACTGTTTAAAATACAACGATGAGGTTTTGATTGATTTACCGTACAAGGAAAGACTTGTTAAGTTCAAAGAATTGCCCGACCAAGCACATAGGATGGAGGAAGGTGGAGACGCTCTAGCATTCTACAATCAAGCAATAAGTCACGGTTTTGAAGGTATTATTGTAAAGGATGCGAACATGTCCTATGAGCCTTCTAAGCGTTCAAAAGGTTGGGCTAAATACAAGCCACCTAGAATAGAATTAGATGTTGTTATACTTGGGGCTACTTATGGAGAAAACTCAAAGTCTTCTGTATTCAGCAGTTTTGAAATTGCTGTTAAAGACGGAGATGGGTTTGTTTCTTTAGGAAAAGTCGGCAATGGGTTTTCCGATATGGAGTTGCTATCTATGACTAGTTCTCTTAGAAAAATAGTAGATGTTTATGATAATAACATGTATCGTTTCCTTCCTAGAAAGGTAATTACCATCACTGCTGATTTAATTACACAGAATAAAGATGGGTCTTTAGGTCTTAGATTCCCTAGAAAGACAAGACTTAGAGACGATAAATATGTTCAAGACATTGACACTCTTCAAACTGTTGAGAGATTAATGTTCGGGTGATATCATGGATGAGGTTTCTAAATTTATTGATACATACGGTGCGGCGACTATTTTCGCATTCGAGATGATTGATGAATTAGAAGACAAACATATAGGAAAAATGGCATATGTTAATGGGTTGATGTTAAACAATAAAGGAATAAACACTCCTCAATTTGTTATTATAGAAGAACATGACACATGTAAAATACTTAAATTTGTTTTGGCCGGAGATATTTCTAATTACGCTGACTTTATTTACAAGAATATATCCGTGGGTTTCTTTGGCAGGAAATATGAATATTTAGGGATGAGTGTAAATAATGTTTAGTAAAGAAGTCTTGATAGGAATTATAATTTCAAAGGCAGTATTTGAAATACACTTTTCTAGAACTGATTCTTCTAAAATAGGCTACAGTGTCTCACCATCGGTTTGCATAAGAGCCGACAAGCCCTTTCTAAGAGACTTGGAGAGAAGCCTAGCCCAACACCAAATAAAATCAAAGTATCGAGAGATAGAGAGCATACAACGCTCAAAACCAATACTTAGAATAAAGGGTATCAAAAACACAGACAAGTTGTTGAGAATGATACCCGACTATTATTCCGACGCAAATAGTAGTCTTAACACATATAAAGGAATTATACAACAACTTGTAAATAAAGAACACCTTACTTTAGAAGGTTTAGAATCAATAATGAAAATAAGAGGAATTATAAATGGGATTGACGACGATTAAAAAAGAAAGAACAATAGTGATTACTGGCAAACACGGAACTGGTAAGACGACTAAAGCACTAGAAATTATACCTAATGCTCTAGTGTACTATGCTAATGAAATGGATATCAAAGACCCCTCTTCATTGCCTAGAGATAATGGTATAATAATTGAAGACCTACATTACAAGCCTAAGAAAGAAATAATTCTTGATGTTCTTAGAAAGTATAGAGGTAAAATCATTATGACAAGCATTAATCAAAAATCAATACCAAAAGAAATTAAGAACATGATTAAGTTTAAGAGAGCAGGTAGTGTTTCACATCTAAGAAATAATATTAGAGAATTAGCCCCTAGAAGTGAAACCCCCTATTCTTTTGAAAGAGATATGTTTTCTCTAGTACAGGACTATTTACAAGAAAGTAATAGAGAAAAAATAATGTCTTTATTGAAATATAATAAACCATCCGATACTCAAATAATTAATTGGCTAGCCGTTAATCAACACCCCAATAAACTAGTTTTTATTGATGGAGTTGTTAAAAGACGATGGAAGACTGACTATTTTTACGAAATGTTGGCATACAACCATAATGGTAAAGCCCTTGGAAGACCTAGAATGCCTCATCGAAAAACCTATTCTAAAGTCCCCTCTCTATGTAGAAGACTGGGAATTAAAACAGGTGGGGAGAGATTGTTAAAACAATTGATTGAGGATGAAGGCTTTAGGGAATATGCAAAAAAGAAACTAAACAATGGAGAATGTAGACTCCTAGGCTTAGGCGAAAAAAGAAAAGTAAAGCCTAAAGTTAAAAAAATAAAACAACTCAAATTAGGTGATTTTTAATGGCGGCTAATGTAGTAGCAATTAGAAAAATGAAAGCATTCTTGAAGAGTGGGCCTAAGTCCACCGACCAAGTTTACAATCATTTGAACACTGAAATGAAATGGGGTGTATCTATGTCCGAATTAGGTAGACTCCTAGCGAATCACGCTGAATTAGTAGGAATACAAAACAATACAGGATATTGGAGGAATAAAAATGAAACACAAGAGGACACAAGCAATAATAGTAAAAATATTAAATGAAGAAGGTGAAATGACTACAGGTCAAATATATGAACGATTAGTGAATTATCAAGCACATTCTTCTAAGACTAGAAGAAAGAACAAACACATTAATGTTACAATGTGTTCACTAGGTCAAATCCTAAAAAGAAAGGACTTCCGAAAAGTAGGTTTTGTTGAAAGAGACTACCGTAAAGGAATCAAAGCCCAAGTTATATGGGCGACTAAGGAGGAATAATAATGTCAATTAAAGATAAAGCAATAGAAAAAATAGAAGAAATACATGATATATTAGTACGATACAGAGAACTACACCAACAACTTACAGATATAGAAATGACTTATGATAATTTAGATTGGGTTGATATTTACAAGCCTCATCATATAGATATTGAATTGCCTAGAGCAATTAGTAGTGTAGAAAATAGAATAGAAGTAATAGAATCTAAATTGGAGAGGATATAATGCTATGGACTGAAAAATACAGACCATCTAAACTAGCCGAAGTAGTTGGACAAGAACACTTTGTCATGGATGCTACTACTTGGGCAGTGAGTAAAGAGATGCCAAACCTTCTAATTTACGGAGGTTCGGGAACAGGTAAAACTACCGTAGCCCTAGCCTTGGCAAATAGTGTCCTAGGTAAAGACACTCCAAGTAACTTCTTTGAAGTCAATGCTTCCGATGATAGGAGACTAGAAACGGTAAGAACAAGAATAAAAGAAATTGCTCAAAGTGGTAAAATTGGAGATGTTCCTTTCCGAATAATCCTGTTGGATGAAATGGATGGAATGACTAATGATGCTCAAGCGGCACTGAAAAGAATGATGGAGAGATATTCAAAGAACATTAGATTCATAATTACCTGTAACAACCGAAACAAAATCATCTATGCTTTGCAGTCTAGATGTGCTAATTACCATTTCAAAAGAATAGGGTTTGAAGTTGTTGAAGAGGTAGTTACCAAGATTCTCAATGATGAGGAGCAATCCTTCAACGCTGATGAATTGAGACAGTTTATATATGCCTTTAACGGTGATTTAAGACGGACAATCACTGAACTTCAAGCCTCTATCGCAACGGGTAGTCGGTTGAGCGTTCAAGTTGAAAATGGACTCAAACAATATGAAAAAATAATAATTGAAATAACAAATAAAAATCCAAATGAAGTTTTAACAAATCTACATGATTTAATCTATGACGGATTCTCCATCAAGGAAATCTGTATAGGTTTACATGACTATGTTATTGCATCCGAGATGGATAGCAATACAAAATTAAAATTCCTGCGAGTAATTGGAGAAGGCGAATGGCGTTCCCTAAACATGACCCCGAAGTTACTCGCTTCATGGATGGTGGGAAACCTAATATAAGGAGGAAAAAAATATGCAAAACGAAATAAGTAAAGCGGCAGAGAAGTTGGGTATCAGTGTTACTGATGCTCAATCGAAATTTGAAAGTATATGTGAAGAAAATAAGGTATCTACGGATTCACCTTTAGCAAAAGGATTGTGGCGAAGTTATGCTTCTCAACAATTGCGAATGATGCGAACAGACAGTACAGAAGGACAGACAGGAAAGAAAGGATTCGGAGACAATGCGTTTGGATTCTTTATCTCACTAGAAGAACCTAGAGATATGATGGCATACAATCGAAAGCGAGCAATTGATGAATGGGGTCGTGACCCTTACAATGCACATAATACTGGATTGGTAGCAACAGCAGAAAAGAATGAACAAGGCAAATATGTTGTCTCTAGATACTACCAAGGTGAAGAACAGACTAGAATAATGAATCAATTGGCCGATGGTGCTGAGTACCTAGAAGACGGTAGTATTATCATTCCTTTGGATTCTCAACAACGCTATCAAAATGGTGGAGAGAATAGAAACTACGGCAAGCCTCTAGCAAAGGAACTTATGCGCCGAAGCGGAGTGTTCATTGGTAAGGTTGGAGATGATACCGAATACAAGAAGTATTACTTTTCATACAAGAACGAAGGTGGAGAAAAGTTCTCACCAAACACCTTTGAGTGGCTACATATGAGTGTGATTAAGGACTCTAATAGAGACGGATATATTTACGGCTATTCGATGAAGACTCTAGGAAGTTTGGCTTTGAATGCTGAACAAGACCCCGATGGCGATATGTTCCGAATTACAGAAGGTCTAAGTCCTTTGGATATGGCTAGTTCTATTGTTGCTGATAATGTTGCTTCTTTGACTCTACTTGATGCAAAGCACTTGGAGTTAAGAGATATGCCATCAGTAGATAGATTCGTCTTGACAATGGGAACTGTTTGTAATATGAACATGACTCCAACATCAAACGGCAATAGAATCATTAACTTGACGGACTTAAATGCTGACTTCGATTATGATACAGACGGAATGACGACTTGTTGGATTCCTAAGCACATCAACATTGACTTTGGTATTGGTTCGGAAGTGGTAGTAGTAGGTAGAACCTCTCAAAGAGAAGGTGAAGACGGCTACGAACCCGCTACAATCAACCTTTCGGGACTATTGGTTACTGAAAGAAAGGGACAAGTAGAAGAAATTTCGGAGGCTCAAGAAGAGAACCTAGATTGGTTTTGATTGAGTCGCACTCAAGCCGTGTAAGTGTGGCGGTTGAATGACACTCAAATAGGTGCAAAGCCTATATCCTTAAGAGGAATAAATATGATAACATTAGCAGATAAATTAATTATGACAGATAGAGCGACGATTCCGGTAGACAAATTACAACATGTGTCTTATCAGTATTTGACAAACATAGAAGGGAAGAAAGAAGTTGAAGTAAAACTATACACGGCAAATCCAAATCCGGTAATACAAACTTGTAGTGGTAAAGTTCTAGAGGATTTTCTACACATGCTGAAACTAGAAAAAATGGGGTATTCGGAATGAGTGACATAATTACTATTACGGATTCCTTTGTGGAGAAAGACAATACATGGATTGTAGATTTTAAGAACATAGACTTCATTACATGGAAAGAAAACTATGATACTAAATCTTACTTCGTTAAGTTGCACATAGGTGCAAAAGAAACTAGACTACAACTAGGGTATAAAGAAGAAGTAGAAGAATTAATTACTTCTTGGAAAAAAAGTAGAGGTGAAAACAATGATGAATAAAAATAAAAAAACAGAAATAAACATAGAAAGTCTTAGAAGCAAACTTCTAAAACAAACTGAACAGCATAAGAATGCCCCTAAGAGAATTAGAGTTGGCATTGAAGGAGATGCTAAGACAGGTAAGACTGGCCTAGCAATGGATATGACAAAGAAGACATTCTATTTAGATGTAGATAAGGGTGCAGTCCCTACTTGGCAAACGAATCATGAATCAACAGATAGGATTATTATTTTTAATCCTGCTGAACACGATGAAGACGGGGAGTTTCTACCATACGAAACACAAGGAAACATTCGTTCCTTTATTGCTTTAGCAAAACAGGCATCAAAGACAGAAGACATTCTTTTTGTATGGGATGGTGTTGATACTTGGCTAGACTATTGCACACTATACATGGCAGGAATGGAAACATCGAGAATGCGCCCAATGAAAACTTCTAAGCAACAAGACTGGTTTCATAGAAACCAACCTTACAAAGAAGTATTGAAGGAAATGGAATCATTAGATTGCGACCAAATCTACATAACTCATACCAAGCCACCTTTTAGAGACGAACCCGCCCAACCTATATGGAATCGTTGGGACTCTCATCTATGGGCAGTTCTACAAACAACCCAAAGAAACACGCAGAAAGGAATGGAATATTTTGTTACGGTAAAAAGTAGCAAATATCACCCTTCTCTTCTAGGCAAAAGGGTTTCTTTTCTTTCGGTTAATCGAACAGGAGAAGTTGTTTGGACTGGGTTCAAAGAATTAAAAGAGGGGAATGTATGAAATTTACAATAGACGCAAAAGAGTTTAGAACAGGATTAGAAGACATAATGGGTAGCGGTAAATACGCTCAAACAGGAGGAATAAAAGCAGGTATTTTGTCCGAATATGTTTTTCTAGACTTGACAGAAAACAACGACTCTAATTTATCACTATGGAATGGCGATGGTAGTTACATCAACAAAATAGTTCTTGATGTTACAATACTAGAAGACACTACAAATAATGCAACTGTAAACATCAAAACATTACTTCCTTTCTTGAAGAAAATGTCGGGTGAAATAGAAATAGCAATTCGAGATAGGCTAATTATCTCTTCCGCTAATACAACAATTACACTACCCACAGTTAATCAACACCCTCACCACGAAGTTATTCAAAGACTTTACTTAATGGATTTAAAGTTGGACGGTGAAATGCCTCAATTTAATGGTACTTCATTCGAGGGAAGTTTTGAAATGCCTACTTCTGTTTTTAAAGAAGTAATTAACCAATGTGAATTGATAGGAACAGGGGTCTATAAATTAGATTTTGTTTTCGATAAAACTGATTTAAGTAAGGTTGAGATTTCCTCAACGGTAGTTGGAGTTAAAGGATATACTACTACAGTAGATGTAGAAAACGGAAAGGGTTATTCAGCAACAGTGGCTTTTACAGGCCCACTTCATAGATTCTTCAAAGGAGAAACAATTACCTTCTATGTTAAAGACGAGTTCCCTATACTAATGGTGGGAGAAAACAGGCTTCTAGTAAAAGTGCCTCACACGGAATAAGTGAAAAAATGATAATTACAAATAACAATAACAATATTTACCTCTCTTGGAGAGACAACAAAGGAAACAAAGTGATTAAGAATGATACTTACAAGCCTTATTTTTATATTAAAGAAAGTTCTAGAGAACCTGCTACTTACAAAGTAAGCAAAACAATCATTAGAGATTTTGAATATGAGCGTGGAGACTGGACTAATTTAGAAGGTGATAAACTAAAAAAGGTATATGTTGATATGCCAAAGGATATTTACAAGGCCAAAGAAAACTTTTCTCAAACCTATGAAGCAGATGTTCCCTTTCACTATAGGTATGCAATTGACAACATTACTTCTATGCCGGAATACAATATGCGGAAGTGGTATTGGGATATGGAGTGGCAACAAGGTGGAGAACATGATGGAAAAATTACCGCCATTGTTTGTTATGATAATTTTGATAAGCAATTTTATACTTGGTCTTGGCAACCTGTTGAAAACAAGAACATTGTAGAACCTACTGTTGAAGAACATAATTGTATTATGTTCATGGAAGAAACAGAAGAAGCAATGATTCGTCAATTCTTAATGTGTATTGAAATGTGCGACCCCGACATGTTAATTGCTTGGTTTGGTTTGAAGTTCGATTTACCCAAGTTATTAGAAAGGTGTTGCGCTTTAGATATAAACCCACTAGGGATATCACCACTAAGAGTAGTTGATGGTATTTACTTCAAGGATGAAAAGTGGGTGTTTACTAAGGGAGACGGATATGGCCCAACAGCCCAACCAATAAAGGGTAGAATTACTCTTAACTTGGACTTGGCTTTTGAAAGGCAATGGAATGATGCCCAAAGAGGAACGCTACCTAGCCTATCATTGGACTATGTTTCAAAGACATTATTCGGAGAAGGAAAACATACCGAGACTAAGTTTCAAGACCCAAATGAGTTTTACAGAAGGGGTTGGTTAGAAGACCCATCGGCCTACTTACAATACGCAATAATAGATGTTGAATTGCTTAGAAAAATAGACGAAGAAAACTTTACTTCCGAGGCTATTCTTTCTTTACAAAGACTACTTCTAGCACCATTCGATGCTTGTTTCTTTGCATCTAATATGGGTTCTATGTATTTTATGCGTAATGCTTGGTGGAAAGCACCAACAGGTAGTAAGCCTAAACATAAGGTATGTGATTCATGTGGCTACAAAAACCCCAATGATAAGAAACTAAAAACATGTAAGCGGTGTAAAGAAAGTCTTTCTTATTCCGGTGCTATGATTTACAATCCGTTGGATGAAAACACTAATGGTTTGCATAACAATGTTGCGGCATTTGATTTTGCAGGACTATATCCAAGTATGATTATTGCTAGGAATATTTCTTTTGAGACTAAGAGTAATGTAGAAACTGTATTTGGTGCTGATTTGAATACTCCTCAAAACTTGAAAAGTGTTGGTGAAGACTACGAAAGAAAAATGTTGTATTACACTACAGAAGAATTGGGACTATTACCTAAGTCTTTGTTGGCCTTGAAAGACTTGAGAAACGAATACAAGGCTAATATGAAAGAGGCTAGAAACAGTGGAGACAAAGAGCAAACTGCTAAGTGGAATAATAATCAAATGGCGGTCAAGCGACTCATGGCATCCTTCTACGGAATCCTCGCTTACAAGGGGTTCGGTTGGGCTGATGTTGATTTAGCGGCTAGCATTACTGCTAGTGCGAGAGAGGCGATTAGACTAGCGGCATTCAAGGCTAAGGAGATGAGAGTATGATACAGAAACATAAAGATTTGGGAGATTTAACTACTACTAATACTGAATGGTATAGACCTCTTTATTCCCGTTGGGAACAAAAAGACCTAGATAAGTTTGAAGAAGAAAATGGCGTAGTATTTTGCGTTGTTGAGCAAAGTGGCGGATATGGCGGCACTTGTGTTTGGGGATTCTCTAAACGCAGACCACTTGAAAGTCTAATTAAAGAGAACGGTAAAGTTCTTCATAAAGAAGAAAAGTGGAATGGGAAATATCTAGGTATTCGTTTTAATAATAATGAGATTATAAAATATGAACCAAACTATAATGATGAAAAGGAATTAGATTATTTTGATAATTTATCTCTTGTTATATGTAATGTGGGTCGTTGTGAAGGCATCATTAACATGGAAGGAGATAGATGTGATAAAAGACAACATACGGGAGATTTTTGCGCTACATGTAAAAAATATAATGATAAAGTTAAGGCAGGTAAATTGCGAGAATGTAAATACTGCTCAAGCACTTATCATTCAACAAGAAGTTGTGAACTAAACCCAAAGGTAATAGCAGAAAAAGAAAGAATTGACGCTATATTGAGAAGAATGGAGATGAAAGTATGAGAACTAATATTCTTAACGGAGGTTGGTCGCTAAATCCTCCTAATCCAAAATTTAGATGTTGGAAATGTGATAAATATAAAGCATCAAAGGAAATGAATGAATTGAATAATTATTGCTTAGATTGCTATAAGGAGATGAAAGTATGAAATGTAAAAAACCATTAAAACATAACCCTCAATTTGAAGGAAAGCACCATTGTAAACTATGTGAACAAGAAGCAAAAGAAGACGCATACAAATACTTAGGTGGTGAATAAAATGGGTAGAGGAAAAACCAAAAAATTAAACTCCGAAGTTATTCGAGAAGCAATAATAAAAACATTAGAAGATTTAGATATTAACAAAGAATATCTAAAGATAAAACTTTATGATAAAGTTATTGTATTATACCAAGAGATTTACAAGGATAAATATGGAAAATTTAATTCTCAACTTAGCCATAGAAGTAGTAGTCCTAAAAAGAGAATATCGCAATTCTTTAATGAAAAAATTTGTAATGAATATGGTTGGAAAACAGTATATAGAAAGAGATATGGTTTTATTGATGGTGTTAAAACCAACTTAAGTTATTTAACTTACCCTTATTTAGTGAGGATTAAAAATGAATAAAATATTTGAAAAATGGATTATAGATGAAATACAGAAGACTCAAGGAGTTTTTACTGCGAGAGAAATTGTAGAGAGGATTCTCGATAAGAGGGGTACTTCCCGTCATATCGGAGATGTCTACTCAGCAACTTGGATTTGTAAGAAGCATTCAAAAAGGATAGGTCGTGGCCTGTTCGTTAAGGAGTCGGTTTGATGAGCGACAAAGTAGTAATTTGCCAAGAATGTAATATCCATCTATATGATAAGGATATTGAAAAGAATAAATGTGTAGCATGTGGCTTGGAGGTGACGGCGTGACTGCTGAATACTGTAAAAAATGTGGTGCAAAGGTAGTGTTGCCAATAGAACACTCCCTAATTTGTAATGGAGATGAAGAGGAATGATTTGCCATACATGTAAAAAAAGAAAGAGGGTACTACACCCGAACAAAAGAGAATGCCATGGTTGCATCTCTTGGAAAAATAGTAGGAGGAATAAAAATGTTTAATTTAGATGAATTGATAGAAGTACAAAGAACAACAAACGACACTCTTCAAGAGTTACTGGATAATGTTAAGCGAAGTAATAAAATATTGATGATGGTTAATATTGTCAATATTGCAACTATCATAACATTGCTAGTGGTGGTACTATGAAGTTGCCTTTGTATGAAGAAGTAGAGTCTTTTTTGTATTGGTTTCATGGCGAAAACATTGTTATTGAAACAATAATGCCATACTATGCTTATTTTATATATTTACTATTGATAATAGCGATAGTAAAGAATATATTCTACACCCCAATAAAAGTCTTAACAAAGAAAAACAAGAAAGAAAACTTTTGGAGTCAATACGATACAGGAGGAATATAAATGGAAGTAGTTTACGGACACACAGATTCAATCTACATCAAAGTAGATTCTATAGAACAAGCGCATGAAAGCCTAAAAGAAATAAACGACTTTGTAAGGGAGTTCTTCCCTAATGTTCTAGGTTTAGAAGAACACCCCGTAGTTCTAGAGTTTGAAAAATATTATTCATCTCTAGGAGTGGGAGTTACTAAGAATAGAAACGCAGGACTAATCTCATGGGAAGACGGAGTATTCTTGGATGAGCCTAAGTTTACAATGACCGGATTTACTGCCAAGAGAGTTTCCGAAAGTCCACTTTCTAAAAGAATACAAACCGAGGTAGTGACAATGTGGGTAGATGGCAAGGGAGAGGATGATATTGTTAATTATTGTCGAGAAGAATACTTGAAGACACTTAATGGAGAAACACCCATTACTGAGGTTGTTAAGAGAAGTAGACTTAAAGAAAACAGGTTTGCATTAAAATGTTCTTGTGGGAAAAAATACAATCTATTAGAGATATATGATTTACAATATTGTAGTAAATGTGCAAAACTAAAAAAGACCTTTACTACATTGGATGGTAAAAAACCAAGTGTCGGAAGCGGTATTGCAGGTATGCTTTACGGGCATGAAGAACTTGATTTTACATATGATGATTCATATGTTTTTATGAAAATAATTCCTATTGGATTCTATACTAATCCAATTACTGATGAAAGAAAATCCGCCGAATGGGTTGCAGGAACAACTTTTAGCGATTTAGAAAGGTTTAGTCCCGATTGGGCGCACTACTCCGAACAAGTAATTAGTAAAGCCAAACCTATTTTTGATGCAATGGGTTGGCAAACATCAAGTATTAAAAACAAACAAAGAAAATTAGAAGAATGGTGGTAAAAATGAATGAATATGAAAGTGAAATAAAAAGCATGAAAGAATACACATATCAGTGGATGCCGGAAAATTACAGTGACCCGACAGAACCTATATTGAAAATTACAAAGTCCTCTTTAGGAACATTTGATTGGTGTCCTAAAAAATACGATTTTAGTTATAAACAGCGTCTTCCTCAAGACCAAACAGAAGCAATGCGTAAAGGAACTATAATGCACAACGCTAGAGAAGATTTCTTCAACGACTTTGATATTAAGAAGGCCGAGACAATGACAGAAGAAGAGATATTAGATTATTGCTCTAGTCTGTTTCCTATAGACGACTATGCCGAAGACTACCAAACTATTGCTATTTTTGAATCTCAACGATTTATTGATGCAGTAGCGGAAAACAAAACACATGAATATTTGCCGGTTTGTAATGAAGGAAAGTTTGATTGCGAGGTTACTATCCCCCAAGGCCCATACAAAGGTGGTGCATGGAATAACTATGAAGAGTTTAGTTTGAGCCGAGATTATGTAGTACATCTACAAGGAATCATTGATAGAGTATTTCAAGAAGACAATGGATACATTCCTATGGAGTTTAAGACTGGCCCTTGGAAAGACTACAAGGCGACGGGTATGAGAAAGGAAATGGCTTTCTACAAAATACTGATAGACAATGCTAGTGATTTGGTGTTGCGTAATGCAGGTCTTGAACCGAATATTCCGGTAAGCCATTGGTCTTGGTACTATCCAATATCAAACCATATTCATTGCGAGCCTTCTAAGAAAAGAAATGAGACTTCTGTAATGAATAACATTGCTAGGCTTATTCATGCTTATGAACAGGAACTTTTTGAAACTAAATTCTACTACAAAACATGCGCCCACTGTTCTTACTTTGGGCTATGCGATGCGGCTGATGAAAATACATGGTTGTGATTTAATGAATATAAGTTGTCCTAAATGTAATTGTAAGTTAAAGGCCACTGCTGTATATATGAAATATATTGATGGTGTTTGGGTTGACAGTGGAAAATGCACAGGTTCAAAATTACATCATTATGAAGTAGAGGTGGTGGAGTAATGGATAACCTACATAGAATTGCTGAAGACGCAATAACAATTTTATTGCACCTTGGTAGATATGACGAAGAAATTAAGGGATATGCCGAAGCCCTACTAAATAGATTTGAGGCGGTTAAATATGAATAGAAAAATTATTGAAGCACTAGTTAAATCTAGAACATGGTCTTTTGCCGAAATAAGCAATATGAAAATAACTATATCTAATCTATGTGATGAAATATATAATGATTCTAAACTAATTGATAGATTTGAAATGATTCGTGAAGTTAAAATCAATGAGCGATTTATTGGATATACCTTTGAAGACAGCATTAGAGAAGCCACTAAAATAAAACTTAGTGGTGAAATAGCAGAAGTCATAACAGAAATGTTGGGCGAAGCAACAATAAGTTTTGATAATACGAATAAAGGAGAGAATGAAAATGAAATATCCGAGAGAAGTGTGGGCGGGAAGTCACATAAAGAACGCACCACAGATGAAAAGAAAAATAGTAAGAACAAAAAGTGAATATGTTGAGTTTATCAAAACTCAAAATAATAGGACTAATGTTTACACTACTGTCTATGACTTTGAATTGTTTGCGGAAACTGCAAAAGTAGAGTCATCAGTAATACATGACCGTATTTTTTTCGATTTTGACGCACATGAAGAAGACATAGAACCCGCACTAAATGATTTGAAAATAGTCTTGGACTATGTAAGTAACTACCAACATACTATTTTCTTTTCGGGGAGAGGGTTTCATCTCTTTGTTTTTGGAGAAGTATCCGACAGCATTAGAGGAATACAGGCTTTCTTTAGAGAAGTGAAGGCTCATTTGGATTCTAAGGTTGGTAACAAAAACTCACTCGATGAAAGAGTAGGGCAAATAACGAGATTGCGTAGAGTACCGAATACTGTAAATCTCGCTAGTGATAACGGTAAAGGAATACCTTATTATTGCATACCTATTTTTGATGAAGACATAGAATTAGGATTAGAACACATACTGAAAACTGCTATGTCACCTAGACTTATACCTAGACGAGTGGCAGGTAGTGATTTAGTTTCTTGGCCCGAAATGCCCCCTATTGAAGTAGTGGGTGACGAAGTAAAACCTGTTAATGTAGAGGGTAGGCTACCGATTCTACCATGTCTATACAATGCAATTATGGTTGAAAATCCATCACACATGGCTAGAGTATATTTGGTATCATGGTATCGAGATTTACTTTCTCAAAGACAAGACCTATCTGCCAAAGAAAATAAAGAAAAAGTCTTGAATACTATTGTTGATGAGATTGAAAAGTTGGTAGAATCATCCGACGAGGTATGGCTAGATTGGGATAAAGAAACTACAAGAAAACACGCTAGATTTACAGTATTTG